CTTTGGGACATCAAAAGCATGCCCAGTTTCATGGAAAAAGATACCAAATTTATTTTCTGTTTTTGTTCCTAACAGATCTTTCTTTGAAATTTCTACCACTTTATCTACTACATTTGCTCCACCACTTGAAGGTTCTCTAAATGTAATATTTTTCAAATTCTTAATGTACATCTTCTTTTGCTCTGGCATAAGAGTATTGATTTTTTTAGCCAATTCATTAGCTATTTTATCGCCATATGTTGAAATGAAATTTGAACTTTGCAATCCATCAATAATAGTTTGTATATCTTTATCTTCATCTTTCGTTTCTTTTGGTAGCTTATCATCATCAACCCAGTAAGCCGAAATACTGCACATACAATTGGGATGAACCGGAATATTAGGCACTTCCCTAACTGGATAAACCCCATCATCGCCGTATTCAGTACTCTTATCAGCAATCTGACGACATACCTTACAGGCATTACCTTCTGCAATCCACTTAACAAACTTATAGCCATACTTCATAAGTGAATTCTGCTGAGCTGTAAAATATACCCTAGCCGTTTCAGTTCTAGCCAATCTTTCAGCAGCATATTCTTGATTACTTACAGCGGAAGATGCCATTCCAGTTAGCCATTTCGCCATCTGTTGTGGAGATTCACCTCGTATAACTGCACTAGATACTAATCCATCTAATTGACCTTTTAAGCCGTCAATATCAGCCCAAATTCGCTTGGAAAAATTAGCACCAGCTATTTGACCTGCTATTTGTTCTTGAACTTCTTTTGAAGTCCACAGATTGGATTTAGTAGTAATTCCAAGGATACCAGCTTGCCGTTCTTTTTCTTTGGTGTAATCGTTCCAAAGTTTATTAGTTAAACTTTCTTCTTGATCAACGCCTAATTCTACTAATCTAGCACCAATCTTAGATTTAATGATTTCGTTCCGATTGATTCGCATCGTTGCATTATATACTTTAAGTCGATTATTAACGTCTTCGCTAAAATCCTTACGAGTAACATGCTTACCTTTGGCTCTCAATGCATTAGCTTTATCCACAGCTCTTTTAGCTAGAGATTCATACTCTTTCATAGAGTCAGCTTTAATAAGCTTACCTTCTGATAAGGCTAAATCAGCTTTAATTTGACGGTTAATATCAGCTATTGTTTGGTTATACATACTAACTATACGTTGGTTGTATTTTTCCATATCTTTCTTAGCTGATTCTTGCCAAACCTTTTCAGCCTTAGCTCTTGCATCCCAGTAAGTCTTACTTTTCTTGAGACTTGTCATCATCGTCACCAGAATTCAAATAATCAGGTAATGATCCAGCTGCTTGTTGAGCATTCTTAATAGAATCTTGTTTTTCCTGATTCATTTGCTTAATTTCTTCATCAGGATCACTAACGAACGACAATAATTTTAATGCTGTTCGTTGAGAAACAAGTCCTTCAACATTTTTAGCCTCTGAAATTGCACCAGCGACATCAGTAGGTAAGTTTGGATAGAACTCAATTGACAATTGATCCCATAAATCAGGCTTATTGACTACTTGACCAACAGAAAAAATCACTCGGAACAACTGTCTGAGTGATTTTTTGAATTTTCTAACTTGGTTTGCTGTTTTATTTTGTAAAGATAGTAGCTTGTATTGAAGAGCTACACCGCTTTGATTACCTGCAAAAGCTTGATCGTTAAGGTTAGGCACCATTGAGACTTGATAAATTAAATCCTCCAATCGTTTTAAATAATTTTCTTGCATACCATCGTTATCAGGCTTTGAAACGAATTCGAGTTTCGGTTCCGTTCCTGGTGTCGTATTAGGTAGGTACAAAAATCTATTATTTACTAGATCAAGGATAGGCTTTCCTGTCTTCTTATTAGTCTTCAAATGAACATTAAACAATGCTAAATATGCATTATCAAAATATTCATTCTGATTAGCCTTTTGGCTAAGTACCTTATCATAGGCATTTAGTAACGTCTTAACTGGATCAAGAACGCCCTGTCTTTCTTCATTCTCATAGAACTCAACCGCTGGAACCATCTTATAAGGATTAACTGTATCATCATCTGATATCTTCATATCATCAAAATCATAAATCTTATTTGAGTAGTAAATCTTACCTCTAGCTTGCCAGTCGCTTTCAGTATCGTAATACTCATACATTACGAATGCTAATGGCTCTCTGTTAACCGTATTGTCATAGATAATAAAAGCTTTAGATGGACTAACATAGTTAAACTCTGTTTCAGCATTCTCATTTTGATAAACATATCCAATCGAGCGCCCATAAATGCTTGTTTGTTTCCCTAACTCATTGAGTTTATCAAAGAATGAAACGTGATTCAGCCAAGCTTGCAAACTATCATTGTTATTACCTTTTTCTAGCGTGATCTTAGGTGCTACCCCTAAAGAATATCCGTTATAGGTATCAACAATATATTTAGCTAAATTAGCCACTAATCGGTTATCAGGTCCAAATTCTTTGGGATCATCGTCTAAAATATCGTGTTTACTCAAATAAAGTCTCATATTCTCACGATATTTAGGCTGTAAATGATCGGTATTCCAGTTAATGAATCCTTTCAACTCATCATTTGTTAGCTCTGCATCCCTTGGAAATAAGAAAGTACCATTTCTTGTAACTAATCCTCTACCTCTAACTTTTTTCAACTAATCACCACCTTTAAATATAAATATTTGGAATAAATTGATTATCAAGCTGCTTGTGCTGGTTATATAAGCCATATCTGAATGAATCCATTACGTTATCATGCTCTTTTTTTGGTACTCCCTTAACTGGATCCCAAACATATTGATATAAGTCATCTAAAAAAGGCTCTGCACAACTGCGCAAAACCTTAAACTTACCTAATTTAATTCGAGATGAGCAATATTCAATTCCATCCATAACTGATTTATCAGCATTTCGAGCTTGAATATCTTGTTGCTGGAAATAAGATACATATTCCGGACGTGCTGAATCACACCAGAAATTAATCCCATAGCCCTTTTCACTCTGAATCTGCTGAGCTATATCTACCCAGTAATCAATATATTTACCTGTTGACTTATAAACGCCAATTAAATAAGAGGTATCAGTATCGGGATCATCGCCCATAACTGTAATTACATTCTCATGCCCTTTAGCAAAGCCCCAGTCAACACCGCAATAATACTCTAAGTCATCAGGTACTTCATCAACCACCATTGTGTCTTTATTGAAGTCTTGATAAACGATACCATCACCAGTTGCCCACAGACCTAGAATGTCACGATCATAAAACACACCGGTCTTAGATGCTTTCATCGACTTAACATAGTCAGATGCAAGGGTTGTATTATCATCAATCGTAAAATTAAACGATACAACACCTGCGTCAGGATTTTTATTATCAATGTAATTCGTTTTAAGCCAATGCGTAGGTATGTCAGGGTTTGTATCACATATAATATGTGACCCGTCTTTAGAACAACGGTTTTGAATTTCGTTAAATACTGCTTCATTTGCTAGGGATGCTTCGTTTACATAAGCGCCATAAGCTGTAAAACCACGAGCACTTTTCAGTCCATTAATTGAACCGGTATAAACAGGCACAATATCAACACCAAAAAGATGATAATGATTGTGTTTATCAGCATTAAGAGTAATTCCAAATTGAGTTTGTAATTCTGAGATCACGTTATTATAAATTGAACCAGAACTAGCACCAGCTAATATAAAACGAGGATGATTATTGCCTTCTTTTTCAGCTTGCAATGCTACCCGTTTCAATTCATTCATAAACAGCACATTGTTGACGAAACTCTTTCCAGATCTAACACCACCAGATAAAATCATTATTTTAAAAGGCTTAGTTCTATAAAAATGGAATACTTGAGCTTGTTTTAAAGTAAAAAAATCAGTTATTGCCATTTCTATCATCTGCCTTATCTAATGAAACTAGCATCTTATCAAGTAGCTGCTCGATATCTTGACCATTATCTTCCATTGCCTTAGCTTTAGCCTCTGCAATCCTTGCATCAGCATTCGCTTTACGCAATTGTGCTTTACCAAATGGATCAATAGGATATCGTTTAAGTATTTCTTTAGCTGCTGAAATTCGATCTTTTGCCGAAACTGGTACATCATCATATACGCCCTTAGCAGTTGTTACAGACTCTGTTTGTTCGCCCCGCATAACTGACGACAGATATTCTAAAACCTCCCTAGCCCCTGCTATCTTTTTCGATTCGAGCTTTTTCATTTGCTCTTCTATATAAGATTTTAGTTCAGGTTTATTCAGGTTTTCGTTTCCAATTGAATAAGCCGTTTTAGGAGAATATCCAGCCTTAATTGCTGCGTCTTTGGCATTACCAGACTTTATATATTCGTCACAGAACTTTTT